AGTTTGAGTAAACTCGTGTAGTCCCTTTTGGGTACTGCTGGTGGTGGCCTGTTTTGTAGCCGTCAGTTAAAAATAGAGGATTCATGTCGTATTTTTTAATTATAGTGTAAATTTAACCAAAGTATTTGACTAATGCAAACTTTTGTGTAATTATTTTTCAAAAGATATTAACAATTCTTTTCAAATGATGATATTTGGTAAACTTTGGTTTGTAAAGCACCTATTGCTTCTTCCAATGTATTAAACATTGGAATATCATATCGTGAACATACTATCTCAACATTACCTTTTCTCCAGAATCCATCAGGACAGCAAACAATCATTCGGTCATTTGCTGCATGTAAGCCAAGTTCAAGCAAAGAAATCGGACTTTTTGTTTCTGGTGAAAAGTACATAAAGATTATGTCTGATTCATTCAGGCGATTCATTTCCCAGTTTACTTGATAGTTAAACTCTGGATTTGATTGCTCCTGTGACCAAGATGAATCCCAATCATCGCGTCTTGGATTAAAGAAAGATACATTTTGACTATGAAAATGTTTTGGTACTTCTACTTGCCAATCTTCAGCTGCTCCCATTTCGATAGAGCCTGCTAAAAATACTCTAACACTGCCCGATTCTGGGCGTTGGTCAATTTCTTTTGGTTTGATTACTTTCATTGTTATATTCGTAAGTTGTTATGATTTCTTCTCCTATTTGAGATGTTACTATGTGTGTAGGTGTAGTAGGTTTTGCAATCTCTTCAACAATGTAAAGATTTTCCATCTCAACATCCGTGTTTCGCAAGACCCATTGCACTCGTTCTTCCCAGGTTAATTCTCTCCTACTCATACTATTTCTTATTTTTCAAAAATGATAGCATTTGCTGGATCTTTTTGATGCCCGTATTCTCTGGTAACCGATCTCCAACCAGCTTTTAAATAAAGTGTTTGTAGAATATCAAAATGAGCTTCTAACATACCAAATGGAGCATTTATCCAAATTCTATTTGTACCAGCATTAAATGAAGATCTTTGTAACGCCATATCAATCTGTGTTTCAAACTCTTTAATTTCTTCTTTAAAGCGATCTGTAATTTGTTCAGGTCCTAATGCCATTATTTCTTACGGTTTAAGTTATCAAAAAAATCGGTCGTAGACAGAATCACTACTGTTGCTACGATACCAAGCACAATGATTCCAACTACTTGTGCTACTGGATGTAATGTTTCCATAATTATTCGGGTTTATAGTTTACGATTGTTACTGCACAGTCTCTAAGTTCTGTGTTAATGATATGTTCAATTCTGTTCCAATTTCCGCCAGCAAGCCCTGCGCCAATCTTTGGCATTCCGATGTGCTTTCCAGTAAAGATGCGATTCATCTTCCTCATGCACATTGTGAATGCTTCGTAGTCAAAAGGGTTCGATACGCCGTCTGCATGATTTCTTCCGTAGTGGTACTGTGTGTACGCGTTCACCACGATGATAGGTTTAGTATCAGGTTGTCCAACCGTTCGATGACCCATTGCTACTGGATCCTTTGACATAGGGTGTTTAAACCAGATGTATTGTTCTTGCCAATCAATTGTTCCTAGTTTGTTGATGTTGCCGCGATTATCAGTTTCTTCTTGCCATTCATTGCCTTCTTCATCACATTCCATATATGATAACATTTCCATTTTGAAATTATCACAACCAAATGCCTTTGCCATTTGCGGTGCAATACCAGCACCCATAGTACAAAAGCAATTACAACCGTGTGCAACGACATCGAATGTTCCGTGAAGTGCAAGTTTGATTAAGTCTCCATCAATGTAGCTTATCATAAATTTTCAATTTTAGATATGATTGTTCGATTGATTGGATAGCATGCAACAAGTCCGTCAGAATCATAGAATGCATAGTATCCAGATGATGTATTGCTATTTGTTGTCGTAGAAAAGTACTTTGCATCAACTACTGGCTCTGAGATTGGCGCTGTAGCTCCTAATACTTGTAAGTAATATCTTTTCATAGTTAAATTGTGTTTTATAGTGTTTATTAAAAGTCTGTATCTCTACCATGATTGCCAAGGAACCTTAAAATCATGTTAAATGGTTCTACCATAACAAATACTAAAGTCCTTAGAATGTCTTCTATTGCTTTCTTAAAATACATTAAATTGCATTAGTAAACTTTCATTTTCAATATCTTTAACAGAATTGGTTGTATAGATTTTCTCAAACCACTTGCTCAATTCTTCAAATCCAGCAGAAAAGATTCCATGTGTTACGATTAAGTAGATCTTTGCGTCAGGTCTTTGGTTTTGGATTGCTTTTGCCAATTCAGTAAAGGTTCTTCCGCCATCACAGATATCATCAACGATAACGTATTTCATTTCTTCGCCATCAATAGAAACTGGAAGATTAGGAACCTCGGTATGAGTTATCTTACCACTGCGAATATCTCGATGTTTCATTGCAGTAACCACGTTTGTGATATCGAATTTCTGAGCAACATCAAAGATTTTCTTGAATGCACCTGCGTCTGGTGATACCAAACAGATACGGTTATGAGCACCATTTTTATTGTCAATGTTGCTTAGTGCATGTTTAACTACGGTATGATTGTCCATCTTTAAATAGTTATTCAAGCAAGCCTCAAGAACATCGGAATGAGGGTCTACAACAAGAATGCTGTCAAAGTTTTGCGAATTTATGATAGGGCAGATTACTTGCTTTAAGTAATTAATAGATCCTTCGGTAAACTTGCGGTCAGAACGAGCACCCATAAAGTAAGGTGTGTATAGATGAACACTAGAAACCGTCATATCGCGTAATGCTTGATTGGCACAAATAATTAATTCCAAATCGCGGAAGTTATTTAAGCGGCTATAAAGTTTTACATCCGATCCTTTAATAAAAGCAGGAGCGGAATCAATTGTGATTGACTGTTGTCCATCAGGAAATTTAGAAACGGTAAACTTAATTTCGGTTTTCTCCGGATTTGCAAGATTAAGTGTTTTAAGCATTTTGTTTGTTTTTAATTATAGTGTAAAAATAACCAAAAGATCCCAAAGTAGCAAACTCTGGGATCTAAAGTTATTAACAATTTTTATTTAATGTTTAACAAAGTCCCGCTTCCACCTGCGATTGTTGAAGGTAATTTACCATCCCAGTTTGACCACTTGATAAACTCGATGTATTGTTGAGAAAGTTCTCGTTGTTTGATTTTCATTGAGAGCGCCTCCGCAGTTGCGCCGATGATTAATTTAGCAGAGTCACCTCGAGCGATTGCCATCTTTTCTTGAGCCTCCGCTTCAGCAACAAGTTTGCGTTGCATAGCAGCCTGTGCTTCTTGAACCGCCTTGGTCTTGGATTCAATCGCAGCTTGCAGAGATGCTGGTGGTATAATGTTAGTTCTCAACTGACTCACAAGGAACCACTTTGCTACTCGCTTATTACATTCAGTAATGATGGCTGCTTCAAATTCCTCACGTTTATTGAATATCGCGTCGACTTCCCAACGGTTTGCCACGTCATTTACAGATGAGACGATTGCGTTCTTAAGCCAACCTTGCTCGATGTCTTTAATCTCTAATCGCAAGTTCACAAACATATCTCCGATTGCATCAGGTTTTAGAGAATAGTTAAAACTTGGTTTAATCGTTGCAGAGAAACCACCTTTAGTGATGACTACCTGGTCAGAATACTCAATGTGTTGTTGGAATGTAGGGAACTCAAGCATTTGCTCAAACCAAGTATTGTAAAGGACCCAACCTGTTTTATATTGATAGTTAGATACTCCTCGGTCATTACCAGTTAAGTTTACTTTAATACCTTTGTGACCTGCATCAACTCGTTCAATTTTGTAAGGTTGGAATAGCGCTACCAAGAGTCCTACTACTAAGAAGATGATAGGCTTAACTAAAAAAGAGGTTCCTGGATTTTTTTCTCCATACCTGTCGGGTTCTGCATCAGCTTCTGCCTTTTTGAATCCACGGAATGCCATCAATGCTGCTACGATGACGGCTGCAATAATTAAGATAAGTGTGATCATATTTATTTGTTTTTAGAAGTTACGAAATTGTAGAGCCACACAGCAAACATGCGAGCGGCAATAAATGAAAGAGCAACCGTTCCTAAAAGCATAGATGCTTGAAAGTAGGAATTGTACTCAC